TTGATAAGCCTTTTGTGAAGGTTTATTCGGTTCTTTACGGGGGTTATTAAGGTATCTTCTAGGTATCTTAGATACATAAATTATTTTTATTATTTTTATAATAAAACAGATTAGGTACACTTTGGTACTAATCTATGAATTATTATTAATTACAATTGTTTAGGTATAAGTAGTCACACTTTGGTACTATTTACTTTTAAAAAATTTCTTTTGAAAAACTTTTGAATGACCACTCGCACAGAAAGGATCTTCTAGTATGGTTGATATGAACACAAAACGTCCTGTTGGAAGACCTCGCCTTGATGGCAAACCCGCTGGTACTGTCCCTTGTAACAAGAAAAAAGGTATGAAGAATGGCGGTAGTAGAGAGGGCAGTGGTCGTCCTAAAGGTTCTAAGAACATTAACTCTCTTGCCTCTGTAAAGAAGCTTGAAGAACTTGGCTTTGATCCTATTGTCGAGATGGTTAACCAGTTTCATGCTATTGATGATGCTTTAGCTTCCGGTGACATCCGCATTGGCTCTGGTGCTTATGCCCAGTTAATTGCTACTAAAGGTCAACTCATCAATAACCTGATGCAGTATGGCTATAAGAAGATCCCTGATAAACTTGAGCAAGAGATTACGGAGAAGCGTCCTGTGTCTATTGTTCTTACTGATTCATCTACTAATAAGGAAAATAAAAATGGGTGAAAATAACTCAAGTTGGGGTATATCTAAGAGCATCACCATGTCATCGCTTATTGCTATTACTTTCCAGACAGTCGCTCTTGTCTGGTACATTTCTGCTCTAGACGCTGCTGTTAGTACTAATACACGAGAGATCGCTAGGCAGGAAATCCGTTTGAATGAAATTGAGAGGACTTCTCAAGCTCAAGCTGTTATGCTAGCCCGTATTGATGAGAACATCTTGTCTATTCGTGCTTCTATTGAATCTGTTTTAAAAAGAATTGGAGAATAACTATGCCCGCAGGAAAAGGTACTTACGGAACTAAAGTAGGTCGTCCACCCAAAACACCTAAAGGTGGTAAGAAGAAGTAATGGCCAGAGCTAATCCAACCCTGTGGGAGAAAGCTAAGTCAGATGCTGTTTCCCGTATGGGAGGTAAGCACTCTGCTAGGGCTATGCAACTAGCCGCTAAACTCTACAAAGATAGAGGTGGCAAGTACACTGGCGGTAAGACTGCTGCTCAAAAGTCAATGACTAAGTGGACTGATCAGAAGTGGCGAACTAAGTCTGGCAAGAACTCTGTGCTAGGTAAAGACGCTACTGGTGAACGGTATTTGCCAACTAAGGCTATTAATGCTATGTCTAAAAAGACGTATGCAGCTAGTACTGCCAAGAAGCGTAAAGACACCAAGGCAGGTAAGCAGTATAGTTCACAGCCTAAAAAGAAATAGTTAGAAGAACATAATGTCAGAAATCAGATTACATGATAAACAGTCAGAAGTCATCAGAGACTTATTTATAGATAAGACTTGTCGATATTCAGTGGTTAATGCTAGTCGTGGCTTTGGCAAGTCTTACTTAGCAGCCACTGCCGCTATTATTGCCGTGCAGGAACTCATGGAGCTTCCTGATGACGTGCCTAACAAGAACGTTGCACTCATCGCACCCACTTACAGTCAAGCTGTGGACATTTACTACCCACTAATTGCTTGGCAACTTGGTATGGAAGACTTTGCAGACAAGTCCTCTAAAGCCTCTGGTACGTTCTGGTTTCCTAACAACGTTCAACTAAAGCTATGGTCCTATGAAGCGTCTCAGCGTATGCGAGGTACTGGTCAGTACTTCGTAGTAGCAGATGAGGTTACTTCTTGGAAGGGTGCTGGCATGAACCTAAAAGAGTCTTGGGAATCTATTATTCAGCCTTGTGTTTCGACACGTTGGTCAAGACAAAATGCCAAAAGAGTTAATGCTAATCCAGGACGTGCGCTTATTATCAGTACCCCAAGCGGGTACGATTATTTCTATGACATGTTCAATAGACAAGACAGCGACAAAGATTGGAAGAGCTATCACTATACTTATAAGGACTCTCCTTACCTTGATGAAGAGGAGATTGAGAGTGTTAAACTAACCCTTGACCCCCTAAAGTTCGCCAGAGAGTATACAGCAAGCTTCGAAGACTCTGGTACTAACGTATTCTATACCTTTAGCCGTAAAGACCATATCAACAAAGACCTCCCTTACTTCGAAACAGGGGAAGATGTTCATGTTGCTATTGACTTCAACGTCGGTGATTTTAAATTAGCCGACTTTAAATCTCGTGAATTCAGAGAAACCCTAAGTACTGTCTATCAGTATATGGCAACCCTGAGCGAAGCCTTGAGTAAAATAACTCTTGGAACGTGCAACGACTATCCAGCAATGGAGTACACCTAAGTAGGTGGAAGCGCGAGGCTACACTAGTTGTGTAGAAGATATAGTCTGGTCTCATGTGAAAGCATGAGCAGAAGTAAGTTATGTTACCCTGAAAAGGGGACTTAACATGAAAAAATGTTGTATATGCAAAATAACTTACTTCGGGTAAAGCCTAACGAACTTTACTGAACATAAACGATAATGGCTTCTGTTATCTTTGCTTTAAGGGGCAATCAGATACACATACTAGATGAAATGCAAGGCCATCCGGACACGGAAACCTTAGCTAATGCTTTAAAGATTAAGTATGCTGGCCACAAGATTATTTCTTACCCTGACCCTAGTGGTCGTGCTAGGAAGTCCTCTGCTGCTGTTGGTACTACAGACTTTAGTTTGTTACAAGGCGCAGGTATTGCTACTCGTGCGCATAGTAAAGCACCACCTATTATTGATAGTGTAGCGGCTGTAAACAAGAAGTTTATGAATGCTGCTGGTACTATTGATATGTATATTCACCCTAAGTGTGTTAACACAATCAAATCAATCGAGAGAACCCAATGGGTCGAAAACAATCCCGACAGTGCAGTCATTGACAAAAAAGAAGGTGTAGAACACTGGTCAGATGGTTTGCGCTATGCTGTTGAGTACTTGTTTCCAATCCGCTCTGGCACTAAAACTACTGTTAGAGGGTTTGGGTTCTGATCGTTTACAATTAAAAGGAATACTATTATGCCACCCAGGGGAACAACCGGCGCGGTATCGCGCAGAGAAAGAGTCATGGCTCGTATTAACAACAGCCGTGTAGGTCAGGCTGTTCGTAAGCGTCAAGGTAACACAGCTTACAAGTTAACAGGCGCTAGAAAAACCGCTCTTAAGAAGGCTCAAGATGCTTCTGCACGAGCAAGGAAGATTGCAGGCAACGCCCCTAACGCTGCTAGACGCGCTGTCGGTGGGGCTGCTATTTCAGCTAACCGTTTAGTTAATCGCGCAACAGGTTCGAAAACTTCAGCTCTTAGCAAGCGTATGTCAGCTAAACGTGCTGTGAGTAGTGCTGCCTCTAAAGCTCGCAGTGCTGCTAGCAATGCGGCCTCTACTGTAGCTGGTCGCGTTCGTGACGCCACCCCTGCTGGTCGCCGCCGTGTAAGAGCGCAAACTACTGCAGCAGGCTCGACTGCTCGTAGTACTGCTACTCGTAACGCTGCTGGCCGTAGTCGAAGTGCAGCTATTAACAATGAAACTCAGCGCTTAGTTGCAAGAGGTGCTAAACCGTCTACTGCACGTAGAACCGCTACTAACTTGGTAGACTCGCGTAGAAAAGGAAGCTAAACTAGTATAGAAAACCGATCCCAAGCAGCAGAAAAAGATCGATTAGAAAAGATTTACAGTTCCCCTAATAGGGGCAAGTAATTATAAATACAGTATTAAGAATAGTGCGGTAACTAAACTTACCCATCTGAGGATCGGTAGAAAGGAATTACCATGCCTAGAGCAAGAATTAATAGTGCCTCTAAAGATATTATTGACGACAACGGAGCGGTCCTTGTATCAATTATTGAAGGCGAACAAATTCATTTTAACATGACACTTAACTGGCTAACAAGCCTTCAAGACTATACAATAACCTCCAAGATTGTTGAAGCAGACATGACCGGCGTTATTGTAGGAAACTACCCCACTGTTGTTAAAGCTGGTGGACAAGTTACCACCTTAGCTATTTTAGATGAAAACATTACAGATAACACCTTTAAGCTCGTTATTCCTGAAAGCCTTATTGGTCTTTGGGCTACACAACCAGCCCCAGAAGTTCCAGCCTACGGTTGGATCGGTGTTGAAGTTCGGGACTCCGGCGCAGGCTCTGAACAACAAATCTGGAAGCCCTTTAGAGGATTGGTAGAGGTTCGTTACAGTCCCTCTGAGGAGGTCTAATGGCTAAGTACTCTGTAACGGTTTCTAACACTGATATTGTGGTTGATACTACTACTTTAAACTATACTACCTCTCTTTCAAGAGTGGGTGGTCAAGGTTCTAAGGGTGATAGTATTTCTGCTGTAAGGTTTGTTGACGGTCAGCTTGAAGTAGACCTTACTACTTCTTCAGGCTCTCCTGTTGAAACTTACTCCTTTGATATTTTTGAAGGATCAAGCTTAGTAAACCTTGGGGATGTAGACTTTTTTGAGCTTCAAGATAAAGATGTAATTCTTTATAATGCTGCTGAACAAAACTTTACTAACCACAGGTTCACAACTAGCTCACTGACGGATGTTGACAACACTAATAGGCAGGATGGCTCTATGCTAGTCTACTCTGGTGTTACTTCTAAGTATACAGCAACTACAATTATCAATAACAACAATATTAGCATTATTGGGGGAGACTTCTGATGTCCACTAAAATTATTCTTAAAAAGTCCGGTACTTCTGGCGGCGCACCTCTTGGAACAGACTTGGAAGCTGGCGAGATTGCACTTAACCTTGCTGATCGCAAGATTTATACAAAGAACGGTGCAGGTGTAATTACACGCCTAGACGGTGCTTATGTTGACTCGGTTGCTCCAGCAAATGCTGTTGAAGGTGACTTGTGGTTTGATACTGCAGCCAACCTTCTCAAAGCCCATAATGGTTCTTCTTTTCAGTCTGCTGGTTATCAAACGATTGCTGCACTGGAAGACACAACCATTACAGCTGTTAGTGCCGGTGAAGTCCTTAAGTGGTCTGGCTCTAACTGGATCAACAACACTCTTGCTGAAGCCGACATCCAAGCTGCGTCTAACCTTGTTACTGACGCCCGTAACTCTGTTTCTGTTACAGACAATGGCGGAGATGGCTCTCTGTCCTACAACAGTACGACAGGCGTAATCTCTTACACAGGCCCTTCTGCGGCTGAAGCTCGCGCTCACTTTACTGGTGGTACTGGCATTGACATTACTAGTGGCGACGTTTCTATTGATTTTACTGAGTTTAACACCACTAGCATTGTAGAAGGTTCTAACCTGTTTTACACTACTGCTCGTTTTGACACACGTTTAGCAACCAAGACTACTGATGATCTTACTGAAGGCCTTAACCTTTACTACACTGATGCTCGCTTTGACACGCGCTTGGCGACTAAAACCACTAATGATCTTGCAGAAGGTACTGATCTGTACTATACAGATGCTCGCTCTCGTGCAGCAGTCTCTATTACGGACACTGGTGGTGATGGTTCTCTTACTTATAATAACACAACTGGTGTTGTTACTTACATTGGACCTTCCGCTGCCGAGACCCGTGCTCACTTCACTGGTGGCACTGGCGTTACTATTACTAACGGTAATATTGCTGTTGGTCAGCCAGTTGGTACAACTAATAACGTAACTTTCAACAAGGTCACTACTGATCTTATTGAAGGCGGTTCAGTCATTACCATTGACCCCGCTGGTACAGGCGATGCAACTGGTACTGTTGTTATTGCAGGTAGCTTGACTGTCCAAGGTACGACAACCTCTATTAACTCTAATGAAGTTAACATTGGTGACTCTATTATTCTGCTTAACTCCGACGAGACAGGGGTGCCTTCTCAAAACTCCGGTCTTGAAATAGAGCGCGGTACGTCCGCTAACGTCCAGTTTATTTGGAACGAAGCAGACGATGCTTGGGACTTAGGTAACGAAACGCTTCAAAA